ACTGATTTTTCCCCCTCCCGCAGTTGCGGGGTGAAATTTTAAGTCAGGTTGCGTTATGATTTCTTGAGCTAGCTCAGGGGGAATAGCGTTACGATATTCTTTAACATAATAAGGTAATAACAGCTTTAAATGTTTTTCATCGGTTTTCATATCTGCTCCCTGTTAAGTTTTCCTGTAGGTCCGTTAGTCTTTAAAAAATCTTGTAGTTCCTTCATAGTATATTGGCTATCCTTTTTATTTCTTTTATCCTTTACTATGCGCTTTTGATATTTTGGTGAGCGCAGCTCCTGTGCTACGGGATTACGTTTTTTCATATCTTTTCCTTATCTGTTCCAGTTCTTTTTTTCTTTTATAATGGTAAGCTAGTGCTGTCTCACGTCCTTTCTTAAGATTTTTCTCTCTGTATTTCTTGGAATATTCTTTTGCATTAAATGTCATTTTCCAGCATCTCCCCAACTTTTCCCTATTTCTATATCTACCTTGCTTGGTACCAATAATTCAACAGATGTTTCCATAATCTCTTTTATTCTTTCCTGGTCTTTTTTACTACTGATGGAAAAATCTAGTTCATCGTGGACTTGGATGTGTGCTATATATCCCTCTTTAGAGAGATCCAGCATAGCTTTTTTTGTTTGATCCGCAGCTGATCCTTGAATTAATCTATTGAGAGCCTTATAAGTCCAGGCCCGTTTAATCATATGTTCGCCATATTCGTCTTTCGCTTGTTTCAGCGGAAGAGCTTTTGAGCCCCATTCATTAGTTGGTTCCCATAAATCAAAACGGCATCGTCTTCCCAGAAGTGTGCGTAAGTATCCTTTTTTTCCAGCCTTATACATTGTGTCCTTCATCAATTGCTTAACAAAAGGAACTCTTCCATGATATGTGGCTAGAATGTCCTCGGCATCTTCCAAATTAAGGCCTAATTGTGACATCAGTTTTCCTTTTCCCATACCATAAAACAATCCTAAATTAATTGATTTAGCCTGTTTGCGTGGAATGTTAGCAATGTCAGCGACGAGTTGATGAAAATCCGTTGTGTCATCTTCTTGATAAGCATCCAAGAATTTTGATGCTCCGGAGAATTCTTGTAGGGCTGCATAGTGGACCACGAGCCGTGGTTCTTGTTGCGAGTAGTCAAATATACCCCACTCACAGTCCTTTTCTGGTATAAAAATGGAACGAATTAATGGACCTAGTATGGCATTGCGAGCGGGGATCTGCTGTAAATTGGGATTGGAATAACTAAACCTTCCTGTTACCGTTCCTCCTTCGTCCGATCGCATTTGGTGTATTTCTGCGTGAATCCGTGCCTGGTGTGAATGGTTGGAGATACTTCCAATGAAGGCTGTTCGCGCCTTGTTAATCTCCCTGGCTTCCACCACCATCTTTGCCAAAGGGCTTTCATGATTTGACAAAAAGTTTTTATCGAACTTTGGTTTGCCCGTTGGAGTTCTGTCGTAAGGGATGCTCTGGGTTTGAAAAGCTTTCGCCACCGAGGTTGCAGCCCATATCTCCACACTCTGACCTGTGAGCTTCTTAATTGAAGCCAGAATCTTATTCTCTTTAGATAATAAATCATTTTTTATCCTTTCCGCTTTTTCAAGATCGACCCGTACTCCTTTTTGTTTCATTTTGAACAAAACGGGAAAGAGATCTATCTCGAGTTCAAAAATACTTAATAAGTTCTGTGATATAATTTCTTTTTTGAGATGATGCCATAGACGGAGGGTCACAGCAGCATCTTGCTCTGCGTATTCGCCTACGTGTGAGGCGGGAAGCTTCCACAATTCCGATTTCGGATTGATGCCCCACATTTTTGCCGCTTCGTAGAGTTGGGTTTCCGATTTCGATTCTTGTAGATAGTCTTTTCCTAATGAATTTAGATCGAAACGAAACCTATTCTCGTCTACCAATGGTGCGGCAATCAAAGTGTCGATTATTTTTCCCCGGATGTCAATACCTAAAGTGGATAACCAGCCTACATCATAAAAAGCATTGTGAAAGACGTAGTTCATGTATTCGTAAGAACATTGTTTTTTCAACCACTTAGTCACAATTTTTTTATCCATATTGGGCGGTGTTTCGTGGGCTATGGGAAAATATCCACACCAGCCATCCACCGCAACGGCGATTCCCACCACTTCTCCGTGTTTAGACACCCATCCTGGACCTAGTGTTTTTAGCCCTGGATCCCGTGTTTCTACGTCAATAGCTATTTCTGTATACTCAGAGAGATCGGGAAAGTGATCAGGCATTACCCACTCGCTGGGCATTACATGAACTTTAGGAAACCAATTAGGTTGTTCTTTCATATTAATTCTTTCATCGTTTGATTAATACCCTCCAAACGTTTTTTGGTAATTTTATATTCTTCCTCAATGTATTTTTTTAATTCTTTTAAAAATGCGTGGCAATAATGTTTCCATTCTTTTCCCTCCAGTTTGAACTCCTGATACTGAAGATTTTGAGAACACATTAAAATAATGCCATTTTCTATTTTTGTTTTACATAAATAATTATGCGCCATGCCATAACAGGCGAGCTGCATAAAATTATCATCAATCCATTCTCTTTTTTTAGGGGTTCTTGTTTGTTTAAAATCAACGATGCAAGGCTTATTGTTATACACGCCGACAAGGTCAATCTTTCCTCGAAGGTAATGATCAAAATAAATATGCGCTTCCATACCCCAGACTTCTTGTAATTTATTTTTTAATCCTTCCCGTAAAATAATGTTACCCATTGCCGATGCTTTTTCTATTTTATGAGGATCTTTTTTATCAGGAGCTATAATAGGAGGATGATTTTGGTATTTTACGTTACAGAATTTCCATAAAGACTTTTCTAAATAAGAATGCATAAGTGTTCCTATGAGTAATGATTCTTCTGAAATTCTTTCCGCTTCTTCTTCTCCTACTCTTTGTCTCCAACTTTCCAATCCGGGGTTCGGTTTTGAACTACTGATGCGAGAAGAGGATAAAAGTAAATGTGAATCTTCTGGCCATCCATATAAGGATTCATATTTATTATTATAAACAAATCTAATTTCTCTACAGTCTTGGGGATACATTCCCACTGTTAACAATCCGTCTTTACTTCTTATTGTTTTCATTCTTTCTCCTATTAATTATGAGGACATCATATTGGTTCCAATTTATCCTGCAGCTCTTCTGAGGGTGTTTTGTTTAATGATTTTATATGTTCCGCTCCAATTCGGCTTCGTCGCTCCCCCTCGGATTCAAAAGATTTATCTTTCGTTTCACTGCGGGCTTCTATTTCCCCGGCAATAGCGGCGTAGGCAGCCATATCAATGTAGCTGTCTTTTTTATGTTGGTGCATGAGCCGTGCTACTTTTACCAAGGCCATACACACCGCGACGTCGTGCGGCATAATCTTTTTTTGGAGGAAAATAGACCACAACGCCGCGATGTTCGTGTGATTGGTAAGCTTGTCGCCATAGTCTTTCTGGCGATCGGCACCAATTAAATTCTGTGCTTCTTTTAAAATGTCCTGTGATATCATTCTACAAAAACCTCACACTGGCTCGCGTAGTGAAAGATGGGTTCATATTCGTGTTGTCCTGAGGTTTGGTTGCACCGACGTAAAAAACTCTTGCTTCATCATCTCTTCCTTGTTGGCTTTCTGTATATGACCTGTAAGGGGCATAGGATAAGTCGGTTAATAACATAACTTTTTGTCTTTCACCACCCTTGGATGCGTGAATGGTTGACACTTCAATGCGGGGGATAGAGTCAAGCTTATTGCCTGAGCGCATTACCGCCCGCAAATAAGTTTTACGACGTTGCAGTCCCTTGGAATTCAGCATGTCATACCAGGCTATCTCCCTGACGCTGAGTGTACTTTCTTTGGATATTTTAATCATTTCCCGCAGTCCATAGTCTTTAATGAGATCTTCCAGGCTGTATGTTCCTTCGGGTTGCCCCTTGAACACTCCGTAATTTCTTTGGATTCGCGTGCTGTCCATATGATGATAAATGACATCACACACCACCCCTGAGATAGACTTGCCATTTTGAAGCGCGGTCCACGCCCGGATAGCCTCGATGTACTTAAAACTGATGGTTGGAAATCCATACCGTTTATAAATCCATCCATATGTTTCCAATGCCTCACAGACGTTTTGTACAACTTCGTGAGTTCTGCATAAAATCAGCCACTGACCTTCCTTCAATCCTTGATTTAAAGGTCTGATATTTATGACTTGTCTTATCCCCATTTCATCTCTTGGCTTGTATTGTTTTGGGATGCGGTGGGATATTGACTGTCCAAGTTTTGTGGCAAGACTGTGCACGCTGATGGGAATGCGGAATGACTGAGTAAGGGGAATGATAGTGTTCAGATTATGTCTATCCGCCATTTTAATGAAGTGTTCAATGTCCGCTC